CGGAACCAAGAAGTGAACGCTGAGGATGCCAAATATTACGCCCGGTTCCTGCAAGAACTGTCCAACCTGGTTATCTGCGACTGTTGGCCCGACCTGGACACACCTGAACAGAAACTGAAGTTCTTGGATACTCTGTCGGCCATACGGCTGGATTATGAATGTTTTTATGAATCAACAGAAGAAAAATTACCATGGCAAAAATAGGATTTAGGAGCTACCAGGATGAGGAACCTCAAAAAGAGGATTCCCATAAAGAACCGAAAAAAGAACCGAAAAGCGTAGCAGCTTCGGTCATCAACGGCAACCGCAAGGTCTTTGCTGACCTGCTGCTGCAGAAATACGCTACTGTGGGTGCGCTTGAAAGGGCTGAATACCTCACTTCGAGCGAACTCATGTATAACTTCCGTGAGATGTGCACGGTGTCACTGCCCGATGTTGCATCCGTGATGCACGAACTGAATTTCCAGACGGCTTGCATCGGCAATGAATTTACTTGGGTGTTATATCTGAAGGTTAAAGATTGAAAGGATAATTTTGAGTGTCACATTTTTTACATTTTTTTTAAGGGTGGCTCCACCGTGAGGTTCGGCCACCCTTTTTCGTGTCCTATTCTTATAGATAGGTAGAGCTTATCTTTGCATCAAAAAATAAATGCAATGATAACCAAATTTCTTGCCTCCTACGGATTCAGCAGCTTCAAGGACTTCTTGCTCTCCTTGTTCCCTTCGTTCAAATACGGCATCCAGTCGTGGACACTTACCTTCAGTGCCGTGATGGCAGTCATCAGTGAACTGTTGGGCTGCTCACCAGTCATCGTTCTGGTGATGTTCTTCTCCGTAATCGTCGAGACGGTGACAGGCATCCGGGCCAGCCGCAAACTGGGCCAACCTTTCGAGAGCTTTAGATTTTCTCGCTGTGTGCTGAAGGTATTTATCTGGGTGTTCTTACTCTATATGTTCCACAGCTTCGCCATGGACATGCACGACAAATCGGCCAACTGGATTTACCTCATTGGCGAATTTGTCTTTGATATATTACATGTGACAACCATGTTCTACTTTGTCATCGAATACAGCACATCCATACTCGAGAACTTGGCTGTTCTTGACGGCAAACCCAAAGAAGCCCTTGTCATGGCTGTGTCCGATGTGTTCACGTCCGTTGTTGACCGGTTTAAATCCCTGCTGAAGAAATGAAGAATCTGTTTGCCATACTCTTTTTCATCCTGCTGTTGATGGTACTCCAGTGCCATCAACGGCAGAACTCATTATCACAGGTTCCTGAGCCTCTGACGATACATGATACCGTCTATTTACCGGGACCTGTGGTCACTAAAGAAATCCCTGTCCCTGTCCCTGCCAAGGTGGATACAGCCGCCATCTTGGCACAATACTTCACGAAACGCGTCTTTGATGATACCCTACGGACGCAGTTTGTCACCATGCATCTGACCGATACGGTGTATCAGAACACGTTGCTCGGACGTACGGCATCCTACAGCTTCACACTGCCCCAACGTCATCACTCACTGACTGCAGGAGTGATGGCCGGGGCGCATACCTTCGCGCTCATGGGCGGATACCGTCATAAGCGGTGGACATTCTCAGGGGGATATGATTTTGTTAATCGGACACCGATGGTTGGTGTCTCCTATACTCTTGTCAGATGGTAGTAAACGGAGTCAATAGCGCAGGATTGTTCACATCAGATACAGCCACTTTCGTCATTACGGGTGTGAGTGAGAATCTGACTCTCCAGTTCTCCGTCAGTAATGCGGCAGGTGTCCTGACATCTTTCACCGAACTGTATTCGCCGGACGAACACAATACGGTCACTCTGTATGGCTTGCATGAACTGGCACGCACATACATGACCATGCCCGGTCTGTTACCTGCTGCCGCTCTCGAAGGGGTGTCGGTGGATATTGCTGTACAATATCTGAAGGATGGTGAATGGGTCTCTCTCTTTTCACAGAAGTTCTACTATTGCCGTCAGCGGATCATTAGATTGGATGGTAGCTATTCAGGCTTCCTTTCCAGATACAAGAATCGCAAGATTCGCGACATACAGCCTGTGCACTGTGCTTTTCTTGACCATGGGCAGACATTGCAACTGGCCGTTGCTTATCGGGCTGCAGGCAAAGCCAAATATGCAGTGGTGGATATAGTGACGCTTGCATCTACAGGTGATATGGCCATCTATGATGTCTCACCAGCCATGGCTGTAGCTTATTTGGCCTCCATGGCAGAGATACATGTGGATGAACAGGATGTCATCTATGTCGATGCAATCCTGCGCAATGCTGATGGGGCTATGATAGACCGTATCCGTCATGAGGTTGACCATCGCTATTTCCCACATCCAACGGTCATGAGCTTCTACAATCTCTTCGGCGCTCCTGACTCGCTGGTCCTCACGGGCAAGTTCGAACAGGAATCAGAAATGACGGCAACCTACGGAACCATCAATGGCCAATACCTGAAACTGAATACTAGGTTGTCTGATAAGTACACGGCCAATACTGGCTATCTTGAACCGGCAGCGCAAGGAGCCGTCAAAGACTTGGTTTCAAGTTCTGAAGTCCGTCTTGTCCGTGATGGAGAACTGCAAGAGGTTGTGACTGTCACCGAAATTACAGCGGTGACGGTCAGACCATCTACAGAACCGACTAATTTCAAGATAACCTATAAACTGGCCGATGGAGGCGAAGATGCATTCTGCCGTGATACGGATATCCGAATTTTTGATAAGACATTTGATTATACTTTTGACTAATGAATACAATCACACGAAACCAAGTCCTCGATGAACTGGATATACGTACACTCCCGGATGGCAGAAAACGTATCTTCAGCATCAAGTTTGTCACGCAAAAGGGCAAACTGGTCTTCCTTCCGCAGGCTTACGCTTGCGGAGCCGGACGGATGAATAACAAACGCTACCGCGTGCGAGGCATACAACCTTGCGACTGCAAGGGCAATCCAGAACTGCATGTCTATCCCGTATGCATTGACTACATCCTTGGATTCAATGGCAAACGGGTAGTATTCACGAATAACAACGATTGACCATGGATATACTTTTCAACAATGAGGGCACACCTCTGATGATGACCTGTCAGGCTGCTTTCCTCGAATCGACTGGCAAGCCATCCGATTACGAGCTGAGAAAACGCGACATCCTTTCACCGTATAGTGAGACTGGTAAAGAGCTGGTGATGTTCAAGAATTATCAAGTGATGTCTTGGGGCAAAGATAATCGGTTCCCGAACGAGGCAGCCAAGCAGATAGGCACGACTTCGGTCCTCAACACGGGCTTGAAGTTCTTGCGTGCGGTCACTCTTGGTCAAGGCATATTCCCTTGCCGGGTCAAGGGGTATGATGATGATGGCAATGAATTGCTGGAGCCTGTCAATGACAGCCAAGTGACCCGCTTCCTCTATTCACGACAGGTCCGCCGATATCTGGAGAAAGTTTTCCGTGACTACCTGAAGTTCGGCAACGGAGCGGTTGAGTTGATTCCTAATCAGAACGGGACGGCCATAGTGGGCATGAACCCGTTGAACGCGCTCTTCTATCGATATACGTTGCCCGATCCTTGGGGAGCCTGCAAGTGTATCGTTTCTGGCCAATGGCCGGATGTGCCTGGTGAATCTGCTGATGTGAAGGCTACAGTTCTTGACTGCTTGATGGACTATGACCCCGAAATGCATCTGCAATGGGTCAAAATGGCAGGCAAGATGGACAAACCTTTCGTCTTTCCAATCCGCGACAGTTGGAGCAATAACGATTTTTACGGTGAACCTGTGTGGCTTCCTTCTTACATATTGGGGTGGGTGGAAGTGGCACACTTGGTTCCCAAGTTCTTGAAAAAAGCCTATCAGAACCAAATCACGTTCAAATGGCATGTGCAGATACCATATAGCTACTGGGATAAGAAATTCCCCATCGCTGATTTCAAGGATAAGAACGCACGGCAAACTGCCATTCAAAAACAGATGGACAGCGTTGAACGTAACTTGTGCGGTTTGGAGAATGCCGAAAAGCCTCTGTTTACGCACTATGCTGTCAACGAGGCTAACGGCAAAATTGAAGAGGAATGGAAAATTACTGCTTTGGACAACAAATACAAGGGTGGTGAAAACCTCGTCACCTCTGCTGCGGCCAACTCTGAAATCCTCTTCTCGCTGATGGTGAATCCCAACGTTTTTGGTGCTGGTATGCCCGGAGGCACTTACGCAGGCAACCAAGGTGGCTCGAATATCCGCGAAGCATTCCTGGTCAACGTGGCCAACGCGTGGATTGACCGTCAGAATCTCCTTGACCCGATTGAACTGGTTCTTGCAGCTAACGGGGTCGAGGATGTTCAAATTCGCTTCCGTAATACGATTCTGACAACTCTTGATACTGGTGCTGGTACCACTAAAAAACTTTCGTGATATGATTTTTTCTAAAGACAAATGGACTGAAGAGGTGAATGCCATCATCCCAGTTTCGACGGCTCTCTCTTTCAATAAAATGGTTTCATCGTTAGAAGATGCTTGGCGGCTCTTCATCATTCCTCTGTTTGGCCAGCCCATGGCTGATGCCATTCAGACTATCTATGACAATGCTGAGACGGACAAGCTGAAAAAACAGCTGCTTGCCGAGGCACAGCATGCAGTTGTTAATCTGGCCATGTGGTACAACTATACAGAACACAATATCCGTATCACTGATATGGGATTCCAACGGCAGGAGACGGAGACATTCAAGTCAACATTCAAATATCAAGAGGATGACTTGCGGCATTCGTTCAAGAACAAAGGCTTCAATGCCTTGGATCGGATGATTGAGTTCTTGAACAAGAATCAAGACACATTTCCTGACTTCAAGAATTCTCCGGCTTGCACTTTACGGACAAAATCTATTGTGCAAAGTGCAGCTGAAGTGGACAAGTGGCATTTCATCAACCGAAGCCATCTGATATTTCTTCGTCTGCTCCCCATCTTCAAGGTGATTGAAGATACAGTCCTGCAACCGCACATTGGTTCCAGACTTTACACACAGCTTCAATCGGCTCTTCAGAAAGGTACTGAAGAAATTGAAGGGGTGAAAGTGGAATCGCTTCGCGAAAAGTGCTCCAAGGTGGTCATATTCCTGTCATTGGCCAAACTCCTTCGACAGACCTATTCCATAACCGACAGAGGACTATATTTCGTCAGTTTGCATCAGGGGGACGGTTCCATTGCGGCCTTCCCGGCTGACAGAGATACGGCTGTGGCTCATGCGGCAGAGCTGGAGCATACGGCTGATATCTGCCTCTCGCAGCTCTTGAACTTCATTCAGGAAGAGTTGCCTGCATTCTTTGGCGGTCGTGAGAGCGATGTGTTGAATAGAGATAATGACAATAAAAAAACTTTTTGGGCATGAAACAGATAGAATTTAGATACAAACGCTTCGGTTTCCCCCGCCATAAAAAAATTGCTGTCCCGGACAAAATGAGCGAAATGTCACCAATACAATACTTGGCGACCATCAGACTCTCGAAAAAATGGATAACCGAAGAAGAGTTCTTCAGACAGTTTTTTGGATTGTCTTCTTCTTTGTTGGCCCAATTGCCCTTGTACTATTTGTATAGGCTATCTGCTTTGCTGGGATTCCTGAAGGACAAGAACGGACGGGTCGATAGTTTTTACCTCCCCGAACTTCCTGCAAAGCTGATGGCTCCTTTGCCTAAGCTCAAAGGGATGACGCTACAGCAGTTCATGACGGTGGATACCTTCGCCAGCTGGTACATGGCATTCGAGAAAAACGAGTACCTGGATAGCTTCATTGCCACCCTTTATATGAAAAAAGAAGAGAGCTTTTCAAAAAACGGAGGCAAACCGCTGAATTTGGAGAAACGAATCCCAACCATTAAACGGTTGCCATTCGACCTGAAGTACTCTATCCTGATGAATTGGGTACTCGTTAAAGAATGGCTATCGTCCGCATATCCTTCACTGTTCCCGGAGGGTAAACCTTCCACGAACAGCCGGGGTGACAAGATTAAAAGCAAGCCCATCGATTGGTTGGCTGTATTTGATGCGTTTGTCGGGGATAACATCGCTGATATGGACGCATACAAAGAACTGCCGGCTCTGGATGCTTTCCGCATTATGAACCGTCGTATAGCTGACTCTAAAAAAAGACAATGATATGACTTTTGAAGAATATATAGAACGTTTGGCCATCCGTCACAAGCTTGTTCGGCACAGACCTGAAGATGAGAACGGGGGTAATGGTGAATGCCATTTCTCAGCGTTGGTTGAAGAGGGACAGAACTCGTACGCTCATCGGATGCATTATCCTTGCATTGTGGTGGACGGTGGCGATTTTGATATTCAAGGAGATGTGGCGCAACCGCTCATCGCTGATGATTACTCCTTGCTCTTCCTGACTCACGTGACAGACCCGGGCAATCGCAATGAAGTCTTGCAGGCTTTTGCTCTGACCCGTACCATCCTGATGGATGTCCTTAAAAAAATGCTCCGCGACAAACAGACGCAGAGTTATCCGTTTCTCAACAGATTTACAGTCGTTGGATGTGCCGGACATCGTGTTTTCTTCCAAGATGCGTCCTTGTATGGTTGGGTTCTGCATCTTAACTTTGACACAGCTTTTAATGCGATAGATTGTAATAACGCTTTTGATTGATTGATATGGCGACTAAAACTTATGCAGAATTGCTCGCAGGAGCACAACAGATTAAAGAGAACGAACTGCCCGAGTCTAACACGCATGACCTCGTCGGAGAACAACTTGTTCACATGGTCAATCGGGCATCTGAAGATAAAGCCGCTTTGGATGCAACTTTAACTGATCACCAAGAACAGCTTGACAAACTGCAAGAAGATATCGACGGCAATACCGAGGCTATCCATGATGAGCAGACCCGTGCAGAGGCCGCAGAAAAAATGCTGATTGAGGGCTTGACTGCCATTCGCGGCTCATCAACTCTTACCGGGTCTGGAACTGAATCCTCCTACATTCTGACTATGAATATAGGCAAAGGCGGCCCCGTCAAACTGGAACTGCCTGTGCACGGCAGTGAAGATTCTAATGTTCCGGCTGACACGCCTGCCTTGATAGACCCTTGGACTTTCGCAGAACTGATGGGACTTTTCACTTCTCTTGAGAACGAGGCCGAACGCGCAGAGACCGCCGAAAAGGCCAATGCAGAGGCTATTGCGAGAGTAGAAGAGTTTGCCACGAACAACAACCAGATAATCGTTACGCAAGGTAAGTCTATTGATGCATTGATAGCACAGACAGGCTCGCTGAAACTGGTGCTCACTCCCAACGTGGTACTCCGCAATGTGACGACTGACGTGACTGTTAAAGCTGCTTTCACATCGACACTTGAACCTGATGTAACGGGCTACATCAAGATTCTGAAGGATGCGGAGATTATCAACCGCGAGGATGGTATCAGTGAATTGAGCTACAAGGATTCGTTTGCCCCTGTTGCAGATGTGGAGTATGGTGCCGAGACTTGGTATAGTGGCAAGACGCTGACGGCAGCGCAGACATTGGCGGTGGTTGATCCGATATATGCCGGAGCTGGTGCTGCTTATTCGGACATCGTGCTGGATGAGTACAAACAGACGGCACGCAAGAGCGCGGCAGGCACATACAACGTGACTGTGGCCAACGATGGCGAGTATGTATGGCTGTTGGTGCCGCGTGGGTTTGCGGCCATCAAAAAGGCGACACTGTCCGGCTTCGATTTTCCGCTGGAGGCTCCGACAGTCGTTTATGTCGGCGGTACATCGGCGTTGACAGGTGGCATCCCCTACAGCTGTTACCGCAGCAGCAACCAGTATGCGGCAGGTAATCTCTCAATTGTAATCTCTTAAATCTATAGATATGGCAAAAATAAAAGTAGGCGGTGAACTGTACTCCACCGCTGCAGACGGCAAACTGACCGATGCCGCACAAGTGAAAGACGCTTCGCGCAAAAATTTGTCTCAAAAGGACATCAATGATGACCTTTATAATAAAGCTCCTATCCGCTTTGACGGGTATGTGAAGGGGGTGACTCGTGCTTTACTCTCAGCAGCATCACCCTTGGCTATTTACTATGATACGAAGAACTGTTGGTTCGTGGCCGAGTATGCAGAGGGCAAATATTGCAACAACTGGCCGACAGCTGACCTGTATATGAATGCATCGCGCACTCAGCCGTTGACAGACAAACTTTTTATTGCCAATGATGGAACAACCATGGCATGGAGCGACAAGGACGGCAAACTGGTGGCTGTAGGTGGTGCAGCGGTGGGTAACATCTACAATGTGACAACCGAAGTGCCCCCGACAAACGGCTACTACAGCCTGTGCGACCCATCTGACACGGCTAAGTCTGCCGTACATGTGGCATGGGCCAAGGAGATGGCCGTGAACGGACTCATCATCTCCTTCGAGATAGCAGCCGGAACATGGAAGACTTACCAATACGTGGGCAAGGTGCTGAACGAAGAGAACTGGTACAACACGGCCAACTGGAGTGACTTCGGCAGCTTGGCGGCTGGCAGTGAGCCTTACGTCATCATTGACAGCCTGTGCGGTGCTCCAACTGTGGGTGACTATTACACGCTTGACACGGCCATCCTCGCATTGTTGGCACATCAGGAGGCCAAAGGGGTCACTTATGCCAAGCCGGGATTGGTCATCTCGTACAAGATTGGCGAGAACACGATGGAGACGAAGCAGTTCCAAGGGGCTATTTCCGATTTCTCGGAAAGCACACTCTGGAAGGACTTCGGCGGTGGCAGCAAGGTTGAACTGGGTGAAGAACCGGTGGAGGGTGGTGACAAGGCGCTCTCTACCGGCGGCGCTTACCAGGCTATTCCTGTGCGTCTCGATGTGAACACCGAAACCGAGGGGGTGGTGAAGATTGCCCTGAAGAATGCGGCAGGCGAGGCTGTGGGTGACGAAGTGCAGTTCCCTGTCGGAACTGGTAGCGGTGGCGGTAGCGGTACGGTTGTCTCCATCCAGTTCAAGGACTCACCCCTGTACGGGGCTTACGGAGCGGCATTGGCCACCCGTGCGGCCGTACGGTCGGTGACCACCGTGGGCAGCGTAGAAACGGACAACTCCATAGAGACGCTGGAACTCGTTGACCGCGACAGTGGACTGACGGTGTGGAGTTCACGCGTCAATCAGGCCAGTTCAAGCGGATTGGATGATTTCTCTTTCCCCATCGACTTTACGACCTTTTTCACGACAGCTGGCAGCAAGAAGTTCCAGTTGAAGGCTACGGATGACAGCGGTAATACTGGAACCAAGAATATCACTGTGACAGCGGTGGATGTGACGGTGAGCTGTGTGCAGGTACTGACATACAGCGCAGACAATGCGGTGACACCCACAACGGAGAGTGTGGCCATACCGATGTACAAGTTCGCCAACAATCAGTCGGACAAAGGCATCACGGCCAACGTAGATATCAAGATTGGGGGCCAATGGCAGAATATCCATTCGGCAGTCGTGACCGACAGCTATTCGCACTCGGTAACACTCCGTCCGGCAGCTCTGGGGCTGACTCATGGCAGCTACCCTGTGCGCATACAAGGTACGGATGTGGCCAGTGGTACCAAAGGCAACACCATCTATACGGCTGTGATGGTGGTAGAGGATGGCAATATGGAGCCGATTGTGGCACTACGCTACGATGACCAGTCCGAAGGAAAGGTGCTGCTCTATGACACCTTGGACATGGAGGTGGCCGTCTATAATCCGTCGCAGGGACAGAGCCACGTGGCATTGATGTGCAACGGTGTGCAGTTCTCGCAGCTGTTGACACTCAACAGCCGCACCTATCAGGTGACACAGCAGCTCAAGAACCATGCCGTAGACACACAGCTGGCTTACACGGCACAGGTGGGCAGCGCAGTGAGCGAGCCTGTGACGGTGACGGTGGCAGGTTCGGCCATTGATGCCGAGCTGACAGCCGGAACAATCTATGATTTCGACTTCACCGGCCGCTCCAATGACGAAGCAGACCACTCCATCAAGTCAAACGGTTATGAGCTGAAGCTGACAGGTGCCAACTACCGCACCAACGGATTCAGTACCTATTTGGGCAAGAAGTGTCTGCGTGTGGCTGAAAATGTCGAGGGTGAGCTGAACCACTACATGTTCGGCCAAAGTTCGCTGGAGGCGACAGGTGGAGCCATCCAGTTCGCCTACGCCACGAAGAACATCAAGGATAAGACGGCACGCCTCATGGAGTGCTACGATGAGACAACAGGTGCAGGATGGTACGTCACCGGCAACAAGGTGGGTATCTACTGCAAGACGGGCGTGCGGCAGCGTGAGGAGGTGAGCT